ATCGGTGCTCGTAAAGGTTGGTCTAAAGTAAACACAACAGCAATTACTTCTACTCCTGCAGTAAGAACAGTATTTGAATTTGTTAAGTCTGATGGTAATGTAGTCTTTAGTGCTGCTGGTAATAAAATTTATACTGGCACTACTACATTAACTGCAGTAGTTGATACTACAGTTACTAACGCTGCTGGTACAGGAACGCAAGCATATACCATTACAGCAAACAACTGGCAGATCTCTGCTATGCCTTATAATCATGGTGGAAATACTTCTTCTCATGCTATATTTACTCAAGCTGGTCACCCAGTATTAGTATATCATAAGTTAGGTAACTCATCACATAATCACACAGGTGCTTATGGGTTTCAAAGACTAGGTGATGTTGGTACTTTACCTGCAGGATATACAGTAACTTCATTTACTCCTAACTGTTCTATGACAGCTTATGGTCGTTTGTGGACTGCTAACATTACTGGTGATAATCAAACTATTTACTTCAGTGACTTACAAGACCCAGCTAACTTTACTACAGGCACATCAGGTTACTTAGATATTAGTACTGTCATTCCTACTGGAGATGGTATTGTAGCTTTAGCAGCACATAATGGATTCTTAATTATCTTCTGTAAGCGTAGTATCTTAATCTATGCTAATCCTAAAGATCCATCAACAATGACACTGCAAGATGTTATTAAAGGATTTGGTTGTATTGCTCGTGATTCAGTTGTATCTGTATTTGGTTCAGACATTATGTTCTTATCTGAGACAGGTGTGCAGTCTCTTGGTCGTCTAATTCAAGAGAAGTCTATGCCATTGCGAGATGTATCTAAGAATGTACGTGATGAACTTATTGCTAACGTAGCCACAGAAACACTAGAGAATATTAAAGCAGTATACTTTGCTACTGATGCATTCTATCTGTTGTCTCTTCCTTCTACAGGATTTACTTATTGCTTTGATACTCGTTCTATCTTAGAGAATGGTGCAGCAAGAACAACAATATGGAAGAACATTAATCCTACAGCGTTTCATGTAACAGAAGATAGAAAACTATATGTAGGACAAGCAGGATATATTGGTAACTATACTGGATACCAAGACAATGGAACTAGTTATCGTTGGTCTTACTACACTAACTACTTTGACTTTGAGCAGCCAACAGCTATTAAAATTCTTAAGAAACTAGGAATGGTTGTTATTGGTGGCGGTAGTCAAGTCATTTCTATTAAGTGGGGTTTTGATTATACAAACAACTACAATAGTAGTACACTTACTTTAAAATCTGTTACTGTAGCTGAATATGGCATTGGTGAATATGGTATTGCAGAATATGCTAATGGTATTGCTTTGGATACATTAAAGTTCAATGCTTCAGGATCAGGAAAAGTATTACAAATTGGATTTGAATCAGATATTAACGGATCTCCGTTGTCTGTTCAAAAAGTAGATGTAGCTATTAAAACAGGAAAGAATACATAATGTCTGATTATTCAAAGTCAACTAATTTTACCTCTAAGGATACTCTTCCTACTGGTAATGCAGGAAAGATTGTTAAAGGTACTGAACTAGATACTGAGTTTACAGCTATCTCTTCAGCTATTGCATCTAAAGCAGATATATCTAGTCCTGCTTTATTAGGCACACCTACTGCACCTACTGCAACTACTGGTACTAATACAACTCAAATAGCTAGTACAGCTTTTGTTAAGACTGCTATTGATGCTCTCGGTACTTTGGGTACTATGGCTACTCAGAACAAGACTGCAGTAGACATTACTGGTGGAACTATTACTGGAGGAACTATTACAGGTATTACTGATCTTGCTGTTGCTGATGGTGGTACAGGTCGTTCAACACTAACAGCTAATGCAGTGTTGGTTGGTAATGGAACTTCTGGAATTACTTCTATATCTCCAGGAACATCGGGTAATGTATTAAAATCAGATGGAACTAATTGGACTTCTGCTGCTAACGCTTCACCTACAGTTTTATATGATCAAGCAATTAGTGCAGACACAACTTACTCGTCAGTTTCTTTAACAGCAAGTAACAGACCAGTTCAAATATCAATAAATATGGGAGCAATTCAAGGCGGAAATACTACTATATCAATAACTTTTGAATGGGGTATTGGATCTTTAACAAATAGTTATCAACCTGTCAATTCTAATGTTAACTATGTTGTTTATCCTTGCCCATCACTGACTACATTTGTAACTCCAACAACTTCAAGTACTTTGTATTTCCGTATTAGTACTTCTAATTTAACAGTTACTGGTGCTCGTGTATCGGTTATTCAACTATAATTAATGATAAAAGTTCCTGTAGTCAATAGAATAGACTACACAATGTACTTAGAACCTTGTCAAGATATGTTGTGGTTTCACACTGATATTCATAAATGGACATCAGAAGTAAAGAAAGAATACTTAAAAGATTTAGAATCACTGCAGGACTTAGTAGCAATTCCTTTAGTAGCTTTAGTAGAAGAAGAAAACACTAAGCTTGCTAAGTTTGGTAGATCAATAGGCTGGATTAAAACAAATCAATTAAACATTAATGATAAGAAATATGATGTATACACTAGGAGCAAAACATGGGTAGCATAGTAAGTTCAATATTAGATCCAATCACAGGAGCTGGTGGGGTTAGAGACGCAGCTAATAAGGCTGCAGATCAGCAGAGACAAGCAGGTATAACCTCTGCTAATATCTCTGCATTCCGTCCTGTAGGGATGACTAGTAACTTTGGTACATCTAACTTCACTCGTGAGATTGATCCAACTACTGGTGTTCCTTATATCTCCAGTGGAGGATATACTGCTGCTCCACAACTACAAAACCTACAGAATCAATTGCTGGGTGGTTTTGGTCAACAATATCAAAATGCTCAGAATGTAGCTGGTCAGTATGCTCCACTAGGTGGTGCTTCTCAGAGTCTATTTAATCTAGGTCAGCAATACTTAGCTCAGTCTCCTGAGCAAGCTGCTCAAGACTACATGACTTCACAGCAGAACTTGTTAGCTCCTCAACGTGAACAACAATTAGCTCAACTTCGTAATCAACAATATCAAACTGGTCGTACTGGTTTAGCTACTGGCGGTACTGCTGCAGGTGGAATGGCTCAGACCAACCCTGAACTAGCTGCTTACTATAATTCTATTGCTAATCAGAATCTAGGTCTTGCTTCTCAAGCTCAACAAGCAGGTCAACAACGTGCTCAATTTGGTGCTTCATTATTTGGTACTGGTGCTGGTCTACTTAATACACAAGTTGGTGGTCAAGCTGGTGCTTATGCTCCATTGCAAACTCAGTTAGGTTTATCTGGTCAAGTAGAGAACATGGCTCAACAACCATATCAACTAGGTCTACAGTTAGGCACAGCACAACAACCTGGTCAAACTGCAGGTGCAGGTCAATACAACCAAGGACAAATGGCTGGTGCTAATACACAGTATCAAGGTCAACTACAAGCTCAACAAATGAATAACCAGTTTTTATCTTCATTGATTGGTTCTGCTGCAGGTGCTGCTGGAGGCGGTGGAGCAGGTGCTATGGGTGCTGCTAGTGGTTTTAATCCTGCTGGGTTTTCTTCTAGTTTAGGTAATTTGTTTGGTAATCCAATGACAGCTTTTAACTATGGTACTAATATTGGCTCACAACAAACTCGTATGTTAGCTGCTCAAGACTTTTAAGGATATATTATGGGACAACCAGTAAACTATTTATTAGGCGATCAAGCACAGACTTTAGGCGGTGATCCAGAAGTATATCGTCAACAACTAATTCAACAAGAGCAAGCACGTATTGGTGCATTACCTGCACAAAATCAGTTAGGTGCTCAGCTTGGTGGATTGCTTGGTCGTGGTATTGGTAACTTAACACAGGGTCGTGGCTTTATGGAAGTAACTAATCCTGTACTACAGAAGTTAACTACAATTCAAAGTATATACGATACCTCAATAAAAGAATCAGATCCTAATGATCCTATGTCTTTTTATACTACATTACAGAAGAACTTTTCAACTGCTGGCTTAGGTAGACAAGCTATGATGGCTCAGGTAGAAGCTAATAAGTTTAAAGGTGTTGACATTAAGAATAAGAAAGATCTCACTGATCTATACACCTCTAATCCTGGTGAGTTGGATAATGCTATTCAACGTGCTACTCAGACTGGTGACGAGAAAGCTATTGCAAATCTTACTACTCTTAAAGAAACTGTTGAGAAGAAACGTGGTCTTGACTTTGCTAAAGAACAAGCTCAAATTGAACTTTATGGTGCTCAATCAGAGCAAGCTCGTGCTGCAGCTAGAAAGTATTCTGAAGAAATTGCATCAGGTAAGTTTGACTTTAAAGTTATTGCACAAAATGGAGTCACTCCTTCACACATTGTTATCATTGATAAGAAGACTGGTGAAGAACGTGTTAAACCTTTGTCTGAAAACTTAGGTCAAAGTCTTCCTGGAACAACATCTGGTTCTCCTGTAATTCCTGGAGCAGGTAAACCAACATTAACATACGATATTCAAACTGGTACTTTTAAACCTGTAGGTAAATAATGCCAATTATTCAAGTGCCTGTATTAGGGAATGTAGAGTTCCCTGATTCGATGTCGCAGGAAGAAATAGCATCTGCGATTAATAAACAATTAGGTATTACTCCAGGTCAGAAGTTTGGGACTATGGAAACAATAGGACGTGGATTAGAACGAGGAATTACTTCGTCTTTAAGAGGTGCTGCTGGACTATTAGGAGCAAACGAAGCTGCTCCTTCTGCTGAGTCTTACGATGTTATGGGTAACATAACTTCTAATATACCAGAGTTTACCAGTAATGGACCTATGG